TTTATTTTTCAGTAAACCAGCATTTTCTGCTATGTTGAAAACTCTTCCAGTTGAACCAAAAGAATAATCTTCAATAAAAATAGTCGGCGGTCCTGGTACTGTTGGAATTTTATTTAAGAAAAATTCTGCTATATTATCATATCTTTCTTGTTCACAATAATGTTCTTTGTGTAGAAATCCAATAGCATTATCAAAGTTACCAACCAGCTTTTTATTATTAGTTAGAAAATAAAAAACACACTTTTCTATTTTCGGCTCGCTCATGATACACATCGCTGGCGATGTTAAAGAGTAATCTATTCCTATTGTTACCATGAGTCTTCTAAATCTTCTGATTCTTCAGTATCTTCTGAATCAATTAGATCATCTTCAATTTCCTCAGGAATTCCTTCTCCGCAAAAAGGGCAATATGAAGCTTCTTCGCTATTAACATCAGTAGTTATGAATTCAACAGCATATTGTGATTCGCAATTAGGGCATGATAATTGATTGTAAATATTGTCTGACATAAAATCTCCTTAAAATTATGGGTAACGTCAGACCCTACTTATATAAATTATTTCACATACTTTTGGTATGCAGTTATCCAATCTGTTACAATTTCATTTTGTGCTTCTGTCATAGTAATCTTTTTTTCGCAAATCATACGATGTAACTTATTTTCTAGAGCATCTTTTGAATGTGCATTATAGGGGATTGTAGTATATGACTGGGGCCAAAGATTTTTAATGTCATTTGAACCACCTAATTCAAGAGAAATTAAGTGGTCTATTTCAAATTTATCGCTTTTTGGATCAATATTATATTCAGCGAATACTTTCTTTTTTAAGGAATTGGGAACATTTCTAACTGTAGTAGTATAGTTTGGCGTGCAGACTTTTCCAACTGTTGCATTAGGATCAACAACACCTGGAGTTAAAGTTACATCAGGTTTGGTCGGAGGCTGCGGTGCAGCCTCCACATTATTTAGAGAAACGCCAAGCAACAAGACCCACAATAAAAATATTGTCATAACAAAAATCAAAGCTCCTATGATGAAATTAAGAATTCCGTCTAATTTGCTAAGAATTTTCTTACCCATTTTATTCTCCTATGTGGAAGTATTCCTCCACTTGATTTATTTTTTTATCGTTAGACCTCAATAACTCAATAATCTCCTTTTTAACTAAGTCTGGATGTACCCACCAATCTTCGAATGGTGCTGAGTCTGTAGGGGAAATATTCGCAACTACTAATTCGTATCCTTTGGAAATTAAGAAATCCCTAGATTTCTGACGATACTCATTAGTGACATCAATATAGTGATCGTGTTCATAAGTTATGACACCAAACTTATATTTATTAAACGGTATTTTCTCCATAATTCCATATGTTACATCGGGTGGTTCGCAATCTAATTGCAAGAAATCAACTACATTATCTACTGAAATTTCACTTAAAAGTTTTTCATAATCAACTTGCAATGCATCAGCGCAAATCGTTTTATGCTTACGCTTTTCTAAATGTGCATCAGCAAATCTTTGTTGGAAATCAATAGAAGCACCAGTCCAATTAAATTTCTGTTCAAGTAAAGCTGTATTATTACCGTTAAATGGATCACCACCACCAATTTCAAGATAGGTTCCATTCATCTTCCCGTTTAGAGCTGAGAGAACAAACATATCCTGATAACATTGAGAGAAATTGTTATTGATTGTTGATGATTGATCAAATTTAAACCTTAGTGTGGAGTGTTTACTCGAATTATAAGGTCTATGAGAAACTTCAGAAGGTCCTGAGCCAAGGCTAATCAAATTATTTTGAATTGCCTTCTTATGTTCTTCATCGAGAACATCAGCGTAATCTTCTCTAAGGGTCAGAAGCATCTTTCGACATTCCATATTCTTACCCCACCACCAAGCCGAAATTGCCTTTTCAAACAATAATCCATATTTACCTGGATACCCGACAGAATTTCTTAAACTCACAGAGTCAAAATTGCAGAAATTTAAAGCCAAATGAGCATAGGTGTAACTTTCAACATGCTCGCCAGTTCTTTCTTGGGTGCGGCTATAGAAATAATATGCTTCTGGACGTTCTGGTAATAGACAAATCGCGTGTTTGTATAGTACGAGAACAGTATTTTTTCTATTGCCCTGTCGATCAAAACAGTTTCCCATTCTTATTAAACACTCATAAGCTAGGAGTTTATCGGGTGTTCTTTCAGCAGCCCTCATATAATAACAAATAGCTGACGCAGTTTGACCCATTATTTCATATTCCAATCCTAAATTATAGGAAGTTTCTGGGTTCTGATCATCCAAAACATAAGCATTGATTAACTGTAGTAGCTTATTCATTAATAAAATCCTCAATAAATTCTAAAGAAACTTTCAAGAGATAAGCTGCATTATCCTGAACACCGAATGAGATTAAAATGTCATCATTGTGCTTTGTCATGCCAGCGCAAAATTCAATTTGATGATTCATAAAAGTAAAGGGTTCACCATATTTGATGACATTCCAATTCTTATCCCATATGATAAAGGCATGTCGATATGTTGCATCCTTTCTTCCCGCTTCACTCTTATAAAGATCAACTAAATGTGCGACCGCTACCTTATAATCACCAACACTAATAACATGAGAGCTGCCGCGATAGTCATGATTTTTCGGAACATAATTAGCGGCAACAAATACATTTTCTGATGTTTTATTTACTGGATCAACTTTAACTACTTGGGTTGGATTACTCCACTTCACAAAATGATAAGGCATATCAACGATTGGCATCCAGTTCTTCTCACAGTAACTCTTAGCCTCCTCATCGCCTGGAGCGGGTATTCTAAATCTTGAAATTTCTTTAACTGAAGAATCAGTAACTTCTATTTCAGACAGTTCCATTCTTCCCGTGCCGTTGGTTGTGGTATCACGACGAACACCACAAATATAAAGTTTGTTGTCCCAACGAACAACTCGTGCGTCTTCAAGACCCCTAAATTCCCAAAGGGGGGGAACGTCTAACTTAGACATATCAACTTTGTTATATCTTTTTATCATCATATCATCACCAATCTCACAGAAGTAGTTGGTGGTGGTTAGAGTAATATCATTCTCTGGGTTCATGTAGCACAAGGGACCCCAAGCATGCTCAAATATTCGTTTCTCTGCGTGGTAAATGGTCACTTGACAGTGACGCATGTTCATTAATAATTTACCATTATCATTATAAACAGATGGGTTAAATGTCCCCGTTCCGTTAGTATCTTGTGCTGGTAAAATCAATGGTGTCAATTGACCGCCAGAGGCCAATGCTCTTTTAACAAAACTAATCATATTAAAATCCTTCAGTCAAAAAAGAAGATTTGAAACAATCTACCGTTATTAATATCTTTGCCAAAATAATCCGTCGCCGAGTGTATTAAACCCGCATCAAAGATAACAATTCTATTGAATACATTACCGACAGAATCAACCATTTCGTGGGGCGTTCTATCCATGGTAGTTCCGCTACTAAAAATTTCCATAATTCTAGGATCAAATTTATGGCGACACTGTGTAATCTTATGTTTAAAGAAACTAGTTCCAGAAGCAACAGGTGCATTTGGCGTTAAGAACAATACCGCTGCCCACGTTTGATCATCGCAGTGATAGACTAAAGGTTCACCGCCAATACAAAATTGGAATCGACCATTCATTCCGTGGCTTTCCCACTCACGAATTTTGATTCCCATAATTGATTCAAATTTTTCCTTTAATCCTGGGAACAAGTATTGGTTTGCAGATCGACTGCCTATAAAACCCCTTCCTAGTCCACCTTGTATATAGTCACGAGATAAAGCGTAATCTCTGACTGACATTGGATTAGAATAAAAGTCTTCAACGACCCAAAATTTATTCTTCGGGTTTTGATTCACATTTAAATCATAATCAGTATCTTGTTTCTTTTTAGTTAATGATATTCTTCCACCAGACATAATTAATCTCCAACAAAAATTAAAAATTCCTCCGCACTCATTAAACCAACGCGACGTTTAATTTCAGTGCCACTGTCATCTAGAATGATCAATGCTGGAATTCCTCGAATTGAGTATTCTTTAGTGAGGCTTTCATTACTATCAATATTAATTTCTTCTACTGGAACGTTAATTTTATTTTTTACACTTTCGATAACTTGGGTCATTGTTTTGCATGGACCGCACCAATCAGCATAAAATTTTAATATTTTCATTATTGACACCTTTCACTAATTACATCCCAATTAATAATATCCCAAATATTTTTAAAGTATTCTTTCTTATCAGCTTGATAGTCTAATGCCCAAGCATGTTCCCACCAATCAATAAGCAATACAATATCCATATAATCGTTATATTCATGATTACGAATAGTATGTATATTCATATTATAATCAAGATAAACCCAACCACTTCCTTGGATAGCCATGGCTTCTTTTAAAAGAGGTTCTTTCAGGCCAGCCAAACTTCCATATTTACGATCAATCTTCGCTTTAGCCAAACCGCCGTATTTTGATGTATCTGGCTGACAAAATTGAGCAAAGTATATATTATGGAGTTTTGCTCCACCATAATTAAATTTCGGATCACCCTCACCTTCATTGTAACGCTCGAAGTATTTTTTCGCTAGACCATCAAAATGATAGTCTAGCGTTTCTTCGCTCATGATAGGTTCCAGATCATCCTTTTTGTAAGGAAGTGGCTGCTGATAAATTTTCTCCATATTTTCAATCAAAAAATCTTTAAATTTCATAATATTATAACTCACATACACCAGCAACACAAGCTAAATTTTGTGATCCTGTTGTAGTATCGTCCTCCTCTTTAAATTGTGTCCAATCAATATCAACTTGCGATTGAGCCACTAGTTCATTATATTTTGCCTCATCAATTTCCTCATAAGGAGCTTGACGATATGAACCCGTATCGCGAGGGAGAAATGAAACTCCCGATAGAGTTGACATGTTCTTATAAACCCATGCGCCAACTTCCATCCATTCATCTTCACCAACAAATACAGTAATAGATGGTTTATGCTCACACCAGTGATCCTGATAAATCTGCCACAATTCGAGTTGCTTGATAGCAGAAACATCTTTAGTTAGCATAGCACCTTCTGGGGCTTTCATTGGGAATGAAAATACCCAATTGCTCTTAGCATAGAAGTCTTCTTCTGCCTTAAATCCTTTGCTAATCATATAATCAGCTAGAGGATCTTTCTTATCCGCACGAACTCGACGAATATAATATTGTGAATAGCGAGGATGAATTCCAGAAGCAGAATCAACCAACTGACTTACGGTTCCCGAAGGTTTCACGCAAGTAACCGCAGCAGATTCTTCAACACCTAAAATCTTAGCAAACTCTTGGTTAGTTTTAACGCAAGATTCACGCATTGATTGTAGCCACACCTTAAGATCAGCGTCAGTTACATTCTTACCATTCAATACTTCATGATCACAGATACCCGTTAAAGATACGCCCAATAGTCGCTCTTCTTCAGTATTGTTCTTCCACTTTTTATTAATATAGCGAAAGTCCGATAGTGTCGACTGTAGAGTTCCTAAAATGGTAGCCAAACGAGCTTTACGCTGAAGGCTCTCTAATGTATCATCTGCGCGAACAACGACCTCAGATAGATTACAAAACTGATAAGGACGTAGAATAATTTCAGAACATGGATTTGTGCCGTATTCTAGCTTAGGATCGCGACGACCATACTTAGCTGCTGCATTTTGAGATGCTGAACGAGAGAACATTCCACGTTCACCCGAACGTGATTTGTATAGTGCAATCCACTCACTCATGAACGTATCCATGTCTGGTCGCTGTTCATAGACCGCGCTGTTATTAGCCAAACCTCTTTGCCCATTTGCAGTCCACCACTCACCAGACTTAGCGTTCCTAATATGATCATCGTTAAGATCAGATAGAGAAATAAGAGCAGAACGACGAACGCCTCCACACACAACGATATCCGCGATTTTGCATACAATGTCATGACACTCCAGTGTAGTTAGTTTACGACCATGTGCTTTAGTGAAAATATTTTGAGTGAATCTCAAAAGATCAATCAATGGTTCTGGACCAGAGGCACGACCACCGAATGATTTTAATCTTTCGCCAGCAGGACGAATCTTAGAAATATCCCACTTTGCAATTTTACCTGAATACAACAAGGAAATAAATTCACGATAACCGCTTGCCCAACCAACCTTACTGTCCTTAAATACGATTGTTGTATCAGTTTCATGTAGTTCATCGGGAATTTCAGGCAATTTACTGGTGTAGCGAGATTCTACTGAAAAACCTACACCAGTACCACACATTAAAATGTACATGATTTCATCAAATGCTTTTGCATTATCAATAACAATATAGGAACAATTATAACCAGCAACCTGATCCTTATCCAAAGCATCACCAGCAGTCATCAATGCTCTCATTGATGGCATGACTTCTAAATTAAGGATAGCAGAACGAAGCTCTCCCCACGGCACTTTTTTGTTATTATCAGTACGCTTTTTAAAATATTCGATATATCTATCAACAGTTTCTTCAAAAGTTTCACGACGACCTAAATCGTCAATGAATCTAGCATAGCGACTAATAGCAATGTACTGCTGATATGTTGTAGGGAGAGCGGTCTTTTCCATGGTTATTTTCCTATAATTGTTTTTTTATATATTAATGATCTTTCTTGAATGCTCTAACTGACACTGGAACGATAGGTTCTATCAAATCCAACATAGCTTCAGCATATACTCTAATCTCATATTGCGCATGTTCATGATCACGAAGTGATATGAATTTAAGTAAATTTAATAAATTTACTGTAGCAAACATACGAGAATATGCAGCTACAGGTAAAACAGAACGAGCCAATTCGCGAGGAGTTCCTTTTTGAATTAAGAATTTATAATTCAAAAAACTATCTCTGCAATGATCTTCAATCATTGCTCTAATAGATTCAGCATTAACATTGGTATCCTTTGTTCTCATCTGTTTGTTAGAAGTTGATTGAGTTGTGATTTGCTGAACATCGGGGATATAAAATCCTTCATCTAATTCAGTGTATCTAGCACTAATTTCGTTATAACTCCATGTACGATGACGATGCCATTGACGAAGAACGAAAATTGGTGCTTTAACTTCAAAGGTAAATACCACCGATTCAAACGGTGATGTGTGTTTATTTTTCCAGAGATAATTGATGAGCTTTTCATCCTTGCTCTCATCTTCATCTGCTCTCCAGTCCGCATCATACGAAACTCTAGCTGATCTTACGACAGATAGATCATTGCCCATTGAATCAACTAGGCGTACAAAACCATGATCTAATACTTCGACCTTACTCATCTACTTTTCTCCATTTGATTATTTCCCAGGTCCCATCATAGTTTTCTACCAGAGCTGTACAGCTTTCAACCCAATCTCCATCATTCATATAAACAATCCCATTAACTTTTGAAATTTCTGCATGATGAATGTGACCACAGATTATACCGTCTGCTCTCTTCTTAGAGCAATATTCTGTGATTAATTCTTGAAAGTCAGACATAAAAGCAACTGCTTTTTTAGTCTTACCTTTTAAATAAGAACTTAAACTCCAATACGGTAAACCAAATTTAGATCTGAACCATGAAACTATATGGTTCAATTCCAACAAGATATCATATACCACATCACCCAAATGATATAAAAACTTTAATTTATTCTTTATGGCAGTATCAAATAAATCACCATGTAGAACTAAGTAAGTATTTCCATCAACAGCTTCATATCTATAATTGTTTTTTACTTGAATTCTACCGAAAGAAATATCGAAAGGAAGAAGCTTTCTTAAAGCTTCATCGTGATTTCCTAAAATATAAATCACATTAGTTCCGCGTTTAGCTGCAGTTAAAATTCTACGGATAACATTGGAATGTGACTGAGGCCAGTAAAACTTACGCTCTAGTCTCCAGCCATCAATAATATCTCCCACTAGAAATAAATTTTCAGATTGATTATGCTTTAAAAAGTCACAAAGAAGATCTGCTTTGCAACCCTTAGTTCCTAGATGGATATCTGAAATGAATATTGATTTGTATTTTAACATTTTTTCCACTCTATAAA